AGGTTACACTTCACTAATGAGAAGTATGACATTATTGAAAATCGTGGCAGAATGAAACATTGTTCAGAGTCGGCATTCTATGAGAAGCCAGGAAGTAGGAAGTTCCATTTCTTATCAAAGCAACTGTCTGACCCACAAGAGGCAGTACAGTTCTTTATTTCCTGCTTCGCATATGATGCAGATGTATTTGATTCAACGTCAGCTGATGAAGCATTCTTTCTTTGGAAGAAGAATAAAGAAATGATGACTCAGTTGATTCTGGATGATATTGAGCAGATCGGTGATGTTACGTCTGCCTTATCTGGCGATCCCTGCAAACTACAACAATTGGTTGCTGGTGGTCATGTTAACATTGAGACTGCCGTAGCTATCAATAGGCATCTAAATTATTCAACCGCATGGAAAAATAATTTTGCTTATAAGGCTATTGCGGTTAAAATAGAAAAGTTAAATGCTTTCGTTAAATTTAATGAGTCAAAAGTAAATGAAGTTCTCCAACATGAACAACAATTCGCGTAATAAGTTTCAGAAATATGAGTCTGCCTTTGACAGAAAAGCAAAAAAGGCAGAGCAACTTCGGTTCCGAAACACTCGCGAAAGAATGGAACTAAATAGTAGGTCAGAGGAAGATTACGATCCATATTTTGTGCCTGGATACGATGACACTGATGATCAGAAAGAGAATCTGGAGTAAATCTCCATTAACCACAGGGGTAAATCCCCTTCAAAAGAAAAGAGGACACTATGTCTATTAGTATTGCAGATCTACGTAAGGCTCGGTCAACTGACTTCGGTGCTATTTCTAAAGCACTCACAAAGACGACTGAGGGTAAGTCCGATGATGGCGACTTCTTCAAACTGGAGAAAGACAAGGCTGGCAATGCCTCGGCTGTTATTCGTTTCTTACCAAAGCACCCAGATGATGAACTTCCTTGGGTGACTGTCTATAGTCATGCCTTCCAAGGACCATCGGGTCGCTGGTTCATTGAAAATAGTCGGACGACTATCAATGATGCCGATCCTATCTCTGAAGCCAATCGTGCTCTCTGGGCAACGGGTAATGAGAAGGATAAGGAACTGGCTCGCAAGCAAAAGCGCAAGACGAACTATATTACCAATGTTCTGGTTATCAGTGATCCAAAGAATCCTGATAATGAAGGCAAGGTAATGCGCTTCAAGTTTGGTAAGAAGATCTATGAGAAGATCATGGATAAGGCAAAGCCTACGTTTGAAGATGAGAAGCCAGTGAATGTGTTCGACGCATTCGATGGTGCTGAGTTCAAACTGCGTATGCGTCAGGTTGATGGTTATCCAAACTATGATACCTCTATCTTCAGCGAGCCAAAGCCTATCGCTGAGTCAGATGAGGAAATCATCGCAGTTGTTAACCAGATGAAGAGCCTGAAGGAGTTCGTTGATCCGAAGAACTTCAAGAGCTACGATGAACTGAAGCGCAAGTTTGAGAGTGTTATGAATGGCAGTGTTGCTTCTAGTGCGAAAGCAGAAGCAGTTGCTGAGCGTATGCGTGAAGAGCCAGCTCCAGTGGCACAGAAACCTGTTGGTAAGGTTACCGAAGCAAAGTCAACTACCAAGGCAGCTTGGGAAGAGGATGATGATCAATCGGTAGAGGATTACTTTAAGAGCATCGCTAACTAAAGTAGTTCATCCAAAAGAAAGGCTCCTTCGGGAGCCTTTTCTTCATCCAACAAAATATCGAGTCAACCTATGATTGTATGAGATCTCTGGATTTCTAATTGGAGTTCTCGGTGCCTGTGACTTGCCACCATCGCCCTGATTGATAATAGTTGTTGGTGCACTGTTAACAACTGTTGGTGCAGCCACTTCTTTCTTCTCACTCATCATCTGAAGATCTTCAGTATTTGCTGCCAACATATCAGTCTGTGAAACTCTATTTGGTGTTGCTGTTTTCTCAGGAGGTGGTCCAGCACCAAACAATGAAGCAATACCCTTGGATGCAGTATCCTTACCAAGTAGACCGAAAGTAAGACCAGAAACAGCACTACCTGCCGCAGATGAAAGTTTCTCTCCAGTAGTCGCTTCTCTGCCTTCAATACCAAGATTTGCACCTGCTTCATTGAACCCAGACACAGCATCATATGCTGCCATACCAGCCATAGCAACTGGACCAAGTTTACCAAGAACACCCTTAGCAAGACCACCAAATTTACTCAGACCACCCAGTGCTTTTGTCCCAACTCCAGCTGCTTTGGTTCCGGCTTCTGCCACAGCTGGTAATGCTTTAGAGGCAATTCCAGCTACCTTTGTGCCCATGTCTGTTACGAATGGTAATGCCTTAGAAGCAACTTTAGACCCAAACTCTGCGACAGCTGGTAATGCTTTCGCTGCACCACCTACAATTGCCTTACCTGCACCAAGAAGTGGTGCGGCTAATTTGGCAGCTCCACCGAAAAGTTTAGCACCAATTCCACTGAGAGCACCCATTAGCATTCCAGGAAGTCCTTTTAATAGGCTACCGAAATTACCGAACATGTTCATGATGGTCTTCATCCAACCACCACCCTCATCCTCTTTCTTCTTTTCTTCCTTAGGATCCTGAATAGAAGTAAGCATGTTGTCTTTATTCTTAGACTCCATCTTATCTTCTTCTGACATTGTGCTCGCTCTAACGAGAGCTACCAACTGATCAAGTTGTTTCTCATTGACTTCAGTCAGACTTCCGAGCGCACCTTCGAATACACCCTTTAGGTATTCTGGGTCAGCTGTGTTTAATGTTTTCTTTTCTTCAGGAGAAAGAGCGGAGATCTCTGCCGTAACACCAGCAGCAACCCCAGCCAGAAGTTCGTCTTTCTTTGAAGTCTTTGGTGCCTTTTCCCTCGTTGCTCTTTTTTCCTTAGGGTCACCTGAAAGTTCATTCTTCGTAGCCTTCGCAGCAAGTAGTGCATCCATCTCTTCTTTTGATAGATTACCACCAACCGATTTGGCTTGTTCCTGCATCGTTTCTAACCTAGAGATATCTTTGTCAGCCTTCGTTAGTTGTTCATAGCGTTTCTGTCCTTCTGCTGCTACTGCTTTCTGCCCCTCTACACCGCCAATTGCACCTAGCTGTCTGCCCTTTTCAGTGAACTGCCCAAACTTGGCAATATATTCAGCCTTCTTTGCCTTTTCGTCTTTTCTCTGAAGTACAGAACCTAGGATGGCACCTTTGAGTGAACCATCATCTCGACCAATTCCTGCCATTCCAGCTGCACCCTCTAGAGTGAAAGCCTTCTTTACACTGGCAATCTTTCCCTGGACAAAACCAGCAAGACCCTTCTTCTTTTCTTCCTGTGCTTTTTTGTAACCAAACTGCATTGTCTTGGTCAAATCAGAAACTGCCTTGAGAAGTTTCTTATCTACATCAAGAGTATCTTCCTGGATATCATTCGCTGCCTCCATCAACTTATTGGTGCGTAGATTAGTATCTCTTTCTGCTACTACTTTCGCTGCCGACGTTGATGAGACAGGTTGACTAACTGCTTGGTTAACTTCTGGCTGATCGACTTCTTCTTGGAATCCAGGTGCGAATCGTCCTCGCTCATCACGATTCTGAACTCTTTCGCTAAGTTTCATCTTAGGTGTCGTCGTAGCCATTTGTTACCCTTGTTGTTTCTGAGACTTTTGTTTTTCTATTAGCGCATTGAGCATCTGAATATAAATTTCTCTCTCATAAGGAAGCATATTATCAATTTCAGTTAGCGAGTATTTGTGTATCTGCACTAACTGAAAGTTTGTGTCATAATGATTGAATAGCGTCTCGTGGGAGAGATTTATTAAAAAAAATTGTTCAGACCCTTTACGTGCTTGTTATGATCTACTTTACATACTGGACATGTATACTTCACTGCAATTCTGACAAGAGGCATTGTGTCAAAGAATTCCTCGAGCATTTTACTTTGTTTGCTAGTCAGACTATCCATGAATGCTTTTAGTTCAGAGTCAGTTTCTTCAGCGACATGATAAACATCGTCCTCGACATAAATCGTTTCCATCGCTGACAGAATTGCTTTCTGTTTGGCATCTTCTTCAGTTGAGTTCTGAATCTCAATCAGTTCATCCATTGTTGGATACTTCATCAGAACAGTAATTGTATCTGACAGTTTGATCTTGTTGCTATGCTCTTCAGGAGTAAACACTTCGACTTTTCTCAGGTCGATCTGTACCTTCGCTTTGGCATCTGGATCTTCACAGGTGTCACAGCGGAACACAAGTTCGCTGAACTCACCCACGGACTTCGAACGAATGAATGTGAACAGATATTCAAGGTCGAAACTTGTCATGTTCTCAACGACACCAGATGGCTCGATGCAGTTCTCAACTACTTGTTTAAGAGTAGTCAGCATCACTGCTAGATCTTCAGACTCCTGAGCAGCGAGCAGAGCTCTTTCTTCTTTAACTCGGAACGGGCGATACTTCGCTTTCTTCTTCGTTGATGGAATAGTAATTGGGTATAGCGGTGTTGGGTTTACTTCAGATAATCTCATGTTTTTTCATCTTCTCCATAATTATTGCATTCATTTCAGAGGTGGTACCAATGAAGGCTACATTATTAGTTACACTAGCAGTTTGTATATTCTTTTCTGGTGACTTCTCCAGAATCTTTCTTTTCTTCTCATGCACATCTAACAGCTGAGTATTCATATCTGATACTGTCTTCAGCATCGTCGCTAATACTTCATATGATCTTGGAGTCTCACTTTGAATGGCAATCTCCAGAGCACTCTCAATTGCTCTGTTACCTAAATTCAGAAGTCCTTTGATGTTTGTTCTTGCCAGTTCAGCGTCCGAAGTCACAGTTGAATCTTTATCATCTTCAATGACCGTCGGAAGAGTAACCCGTTCAATTGGAACTGGCTCTACATCAAATACTTCTGAAATCTTTTTACTCATCATTCTTTATTAGTTTCTTCATACCCAGTATTTACCTTGGCAATTTTCTCTTGACCACGAGTAAATGCCGACACACCAAGTATAGCACCGAATGATAGATGGAACATCCCTGCACCTTTCAGTGTAAGTGGGTCCCACATCATTGACTTCTCGGCATTATCTGTAATGACCAAGAAAATTGCCCACAGAACTGGAGCAACAATAAAATCAAATACGCAAATAACCAAGTAAACAATGGCGGTGATTGGTCGCCATTTTTTCTGTAACCAATTCTCAGGTGTCATGTGTATTTCCCCTGTGCAACATCAGACTGCAGCTGTGAGGCTGAGCCAGAAACATCATTTCCTCTGTTTTGATATACACTTCCCATTTTACCAATAGAGTCGGTAATCTGTTGGTTGCCGCCAGGAATACTATTCATTGAACTTGTCAGACTAGAGAAGATCGAACCAACTCCTGACAGGTTTGCTCCGATTGCACCCAGATGTCCTGGAATACCAGCGACGTTCGAAACAACAGCCAGTTTACTACCGAGTCCCAGTAGATTTGTTTGAATGCCAGAGAATGGTGTACCTAATCCCAGAGCACTTGCTGCTGAGTTAATGGCGCCCAGTGTATTTGCAATACCAATCGTTGCATTACCTAGTGCAAAAACAGGGGTGGTAATACTGGTGATTCCCTCACCAAGACCACCAAGCGCAGAGCCGAAGTCTGAAGAACTCTTACCAAGTGACAGAATACTGTTTCCCAATGCCGATGTATTTCCATTACCACCTGGAGCTGTATTCAACAGAGCATAAGAAGCAGAACAACTTCTTGATGTATCTGCTCCGAAATCTTTACCAAGAGAAACAGCACCAGCAGAGAAATTAGATGAGAAACTTGTTGCTGTTCCACTAGTTGAAGAACCTAAGAATTCAGAAATTCCATCTCTAGCTACTTCTTCAACTCCACTCGATGCTACTCTTGATGATGGGTTCAGTGAGAATAGATTTTGTTTATAACTATTGTTCTCATTACCGCCAGCATCTACTGGAACATGCATCCAATATTTGAATGCTAATGTGACATTGATTCTCACGATATCTTTATTATCAAACCCAAAACGAATATCTTGGATTGCCTTTGGATATGCTTCATGCACTCTGGCACAGTAAACTGCTTTGCCTTCTTTGTCAGTGATAATAATGTCTAGTTGTTTGACGTAATTCGAATAGTAACCAACTGTCCTCGTTGTCTTATCAACAACTGCATTAGACCATTGTTCGAAGTATTGTTTGATCTTCATTTCTCTATCTGAGATGAAACTAAGATCCAGACTCGGATAAATCGGCATGTATGGAACTTCGCGGTTCTCACCGAACAGACGATAATCAGTTGTGGCGTTTGTCATACCAGGTAGGTTGACGCTGTCGCACATCAGACTAATTTCACGACCAGTCTGATCACCAAAAATTACATAGTAATGGGTGCCAGTAAGTAGTCCTTCGGTTTTTACCTTGGAAATAAAGTCATTAAGAGATGCTGTTGCCATGATTACCAGTGTGCTTTCTTAGATGATTCTTTCCATACCTGTTCTTTGGTAGCTCCGACGAATCTCTGTACTGGCATTAACATTGCCGTATACCAGGACTCGTGAGGAATCTCACAGAATGGCGACTTTACGTGGGGAAGAAGATATTGTTTGATGCAAGGTGCCGCTGCCTTTAGACGAGACATTCCCTGGATCAAATCCCATGAGTATTTGATCTTTGCAGTATCCGTGCCACCCTTCTCGTAGATGGAGGTCAACTCTTTGAACAACATCATACGAGGACGATAATCCAGATAATGTAGATTCAATCCGATGAATCCATTCTCTGTCTTTGCATAAGGAATTACCAGAGGGAACTGGTCATAGTAAGGCAGAGTTTCTTTGAACTTTGGGTCATAGTAAAAGAAGATT